TTTTGGGGGTCCTCTGCTAATGTAGATTCGATGTACGCGATACAGGCGTCCAATTTGGGAGTAGTATCAACACCTGATACCCACCCCATATGGCATATGTCGTGAGCATATTGGCTTCCAGTCTTTACTGAAGAGTTTTCATACTCTGCTGCTGACTTTCTAACTAACTCTGGATTGTCGCACAGCATACGTAGAACCGTCAGTCTGGACATGATCTGACCCTGCGCTTCGTCCCCGTCGCCACCGTTGTAGTGCGCCCACAGGTTGAAGGCTCCCTTGCCCTTACTCATAGCATCGCTGATCTTGGCGAGGAGGTCGTTGGATATCTGCCGGTACAGAGACGCACCACGGTTATCGAATGGTACAGGAATAACTTGGTGAATGATGTCCGGCAACTGATCTTTGATGTCGTCACGGGTCTTGCGGATCATGCACTCCTGCATCACCCGGTGCATCTTGTCTAGGTTGCGATACCGCATGGGTTTGCCCCATGTATCACGGACTATGAATGTCCTATCGAATGTCTTGAAGTCACCCAGAACCTGCTTATCGACGAACTCCATGATGCTGAAGAGTTCCTCGGGGCGGTTCTCAATGGGCTGTCCAGTGAGAGCAAACCGATATGGGACAGTACGCCCCACCTTCTTCAGTAGTCGGGAGCGCTTAGCCGTACGGTTCTTTATCATCGTGCTTTCGTCAATGACGACGGCCTGAATCTTGCCGATCTTGTCCACATCGTTTGCCAGTGTCTCTGCATTGACGATGACATACCGGCTGGATGTAGACATACGCCATTGAGCATCACGCTTGCTCTTAGTACCGTCGATAACGGTGGCCTTAGCGTCCGTAAACTTGCCTATCTCCCGTAACCACTGGAACTTCAGGGAGGCGGGGACGACGACAAGGCACCTGTCTACTTCTCCCTCTTCGTGGAGGGCTTCGATAGCCCCGAGAGTAGTGGGCGTCTTACCGGCACCCATAACCATACCGAGCAGCATCTGACCACGGTCGACCATACGTTCGACCGCCTCCTGCTGGTAGGGCCATAGTGTTCCTCTAAACATAGACTGATGTGACGCTCGCTATCCCCTTGATGATCTGACCGTCCGTCATATCTCCAAGGTCTTTCACATTATCACAGTATTTCCAGTACCTAGTCCCTCGTCGGAAGGAAGCGAGTGATCTAGTCAAGCGCTTGGTCTCAATGTGACCGGCTTGGTCATTGTCCAGAGCGATGATAACCCCATCGAAACGGTCTGATAGTAGGTTGGTCTGTTTTACGGAAATATTGGCCCCGAATGACGCTACAGCGGAGATATCAGAGCCTCCATAGACGCTATGGAAACGTACCACATCTAGGGGCGATTCCAACAGCAGTGCAATGGAACCGAACGCACGTTCGATACCAAATAAGGTATCACCCTTATGTACGCCCTCTGGGTGGTTGCGTACCCACCCGGTCTTCTTCAATTGCCAGCCCCAAAGTTCTCCTAGTGGGGAGACGATAGGGATAACAACCGCCTTACGCTCGGGGTCCCATTTGATCCCATACCTTCTTGCAACCTCTTCGTCTAGACGCCGGTGTCGTAGTATCCCCTCGCCTAGAGGTTGGAATCGGCTGTACTGACCCCAGTCAACGTGGGGGCGCTTCTCATGAACCTCTTGCTCGTCGGCTGTCAGACGCTGTAGACCGCTAGTGATGAGATGGCTCTGGATACCCCAGAGGGCAGACGGGTCGTCAGTTAGTTGGCTCACCAAGTGCGACAGGTTCCCACGAGCACCGCAGGAGAAGCAGTACCACAAGCCGGTCTCTGAGTTGATGTACCACGAATAGCGTGTGCTCTCACGACCCTTGGTCAGGTGGTGGACGGGGCACCGCCCGTTGATCTCGACCGCCCGTTGATCTCGTCGTTCTGGACACGGTGTACATCGACACCTAAGTCAGACAGGACTTCGCTTAGGTCAACGGTCCTGTCCATGCTCTTCGATCAGTTCCGTGAGCAACTTAGTAAAGAAGTCAGACAGAGCCGTACTCCTTACAAACTTTGCTAACTCCCCGTCAATGACACAGAGTTCCTCCCCGGTGCGTTCAGACACGAGGGCGATGGAGTCGTCTTCTAACTCCTTACGCAGTTGTCGAATGTAGGCGGCGGCTTCTCGCAAGAGAGACACCTCAGGGGTGCTCATGGATGCGTACTCCAGCCGGTACACGATGTCGTCAGTCAAATGATGGGTCAATTTCATCCACCTCGTAAACTTCCTCAAACTCCATTGTGCGCCAATCCCACTTGACGTGAACCTCAGCATGGGGGACATTACGCCCCTCCACTACACGGATAATAGCCTGATCGTCAAGGTCAGGGTTACGCTCCACGCCCAATACTAGGTCAGCGTCCTGTACAAAGGCTGATGTGTAGCCAATGGAGTCGGCGGTGATGGTGCGGGTGCGCTTGTTGTTGATCTTAGAACCCAGTACCTGTGATGTGGCAATGATAGGGATATTCTCTTTCTGTGCCAGACGCTTGAGGCTACGAGAGATGTTCGTCAGCGCTTGCGGGCTACCCTTCGGCTCTCCGTACTCATCGTCCATCAGGTAGATACCGTCGACATACACGGCATCTGGCTTCTTCTCACGAATCTTGGCACCAATAGCGCTGACCGTAGTCAACCCCGTGGCGTCCTGTGACATCTCAAAGTTCTGCATGTTCTGACGTAGAACCATGGACTTACGGACACGCTCACGCTCGGCGTCGGTCATCGTGCCGTCGGTCATGGCTGAGATGGGAACCTTGGCGTTCATGGCGTCCCATCGGGCTTCCTGCTCCTGCACCGTCATCTCAAACGAGATGAACAATGGCACCTTGCCATGGCGGTGACAAGAGGTAGCCATGATGAGTTGGAACAGCGACTTACCTCGCTTAGGTTCGCCCACCATGATGATGAACTGCTGGGGCGAGAACCCGCGTGTGAGGGTGTCCAACTTGCTGAAGCCAGTGGGAATCCCGATCATCTTGTCAGGATTCTCACGGATGTAGTCGTACCTCGCTAGACGCTCTTCCCACCGGTCGATGATGTTGAAGTCGGTAAGGCGGTTGACATCCACGCTCGCTGTGTTGATGCCTTGCGAGAGTATTTCCATAGCCGTTGATATGTCCCCCTTATCTAGGGGGGCCATAGCATCGGTGAGAGTGGCAGTGACGATTCGTGTGCGGTATGCGTCGCTCAGTTCCTTGAACAAACCACTGAACGACTCGCCAGTAGTGTCGACTACATCGATGTCTCCGTAAGCGGTATGGAACGCACGCTCGCTGGGAACGATACCGTGCTCGCCGTTGTACTCCAGTATCCATTGGAACACGTTTTCCCACTCGTTGGCGAAGTACATCGGCTTGATACCGGCGTTGATCGCCTCGGACAGAGACTGCTCCTCAAGAATCTTGCTGATGACTAGGTGCTCAATAGATGCCATTAGATTCCAAACGTCCCATCCGGTCGGACCACGGTGGCCCTGAACCCTAAGAGTGCCGCATCGTCCTCGTACGGCGTGAATAGCGTGTGTACGTCCCTGTTGTACTTGAAGTCGTCACGCAGAGTATCAAAGTCGGGGTAGTGATACACGCTCACACTGATCCCCTTGCGAGCGAGCCAGTGCTCTACCTGCTCAACAAGGTCCTCGTCCAAGTATGTGTACACCTCTACGCCAAGGTCCAACTGGTTGACCATATGGTGTACGGACTTGAGAGGCATCTCGTTGACTTTCCACTTCCGCACCTCGTTCTTGATGACCTCTTCGTACGTCATCTCCTTACTGTTGATGCGACGTAGGAACAGACTGCGCTTCTGAGGTGTGTCCTCCTGCCGTGTCACGAGCAAGTCCTCAAACCAGCAGGCGATGTGTTTATGCACGGTGGGGGCGATGTCACCTTTTTCCACGTATTACCTCGTGATCGAAGTCTGCCAGAGGGTTAGCGAGACGTGAGCCGTAACGGTTCTTGATGTCCTGAATCGACAACCTAGAGGTGATAATAGTCGCCTTGCTCTTATCGTAACGCTTGCGAATTAGGCTCCCCAACTCGTGGCTAGCCCACTCCGTCAGGCGCTCTTCGCCAAGACCGTCGATCACTACGACATCGAACACCCCCTTGATGTACTTGATGAGGTGGGGGCTGGAGTACATCTCTGGGAGCACGCCGTTGCTGTCGAACGAGTCTTTCAGCATTTCGATGTAGTCGTCTGCCTCTACCCAGCGCCCGGAGCAGTTGTGTTCGGACACCAAGTGCTTGAGAGTGCTGGCAGCAATGAGTGACTTACCACACCCAGACGGTCCCTGAATGAACAGGTTGGGAAGTTCCTTGTTGTGGGGGCAGTGGTGCCACCCGTCCATGTTCTCCCTAATCCTCTTCGGGATGTGCATGTGGAACAGGCGCTCGTCCTTAGACCGGTTGCGCCACCACGCTTCGCTCTTCCACTCAATAGGTGTGCTGTAGTTCACCATTTCTCCTTGCTGCGCCTGATCGGTATGGCGACGATGGCCTGCTTGACGGTCTCGTGCCTCTTCCTAATACTTTTCGGAGACCGGCCACGGGAGGCCAGTTCCTTGGGAAGCGAGATACTAGCCAGAGTCTCGTGTAGTTGTCCAGTGTCTACGTCATGAGTACCGAGATTCCACGCCACCAGTTCCTCCAGAGCAGCAAGACGGTCAGACGTATGCGGTTCGGGGTCGTCGGTGCGGAGGATGTCTGCCACGACCTCTGGGTACCTTAGGAGGGCATCCTCGCAGTACAGGAGTACCGCCTTACGCATCTCACGGGTGTCGGAGAATAAACCGTCGTTAGGCATACCATCAAGGAACCACTGAAGAACCTCGTCGTCCTTGGTCACATCGGCATCTGACATGAGTTCGTTCTGCACATCGTTAGTGCAAAACAGTGGGGCCGGTATATCAACCTGCCCTGCTGACGACTGGTAGAACCGGTCGATCACATCCTTCAGTATGTCAGCGCTAAATCCCTGTTTCAAGCGCCGTGAGAAAAAGATGTTGAGCATGCTCTTGTCGTCGTCGCTACACCGTTGACTCATACTCATATGGCGGTGGTATGCAAAGTAGTTCGTCAATTCACGTACTGGCTTGCTCACGTAGCGGTTGGCGGGGGCGGTGTCCGTCCATCCCATGTCATTGTCCTCCGGGTCTGCTCCGAATGTTGGCATATCTGCTCCTGAATGAGGAACGGCCCCCCGGTTTCCCGAGAGGCCGTTCACCCATACCGTTGAAAGAGACACCATCCCAATAGGTGCCATCATCAGTGTATCAATACGGTGTCGGCCTGTCAAGTACTACTCGGAAAGAGCCTTGAGCATCCACAGGCGAGCCTGACCAAGAGCGAGGTGCGCCATGTCGGACTCAAACCCCGGCTTGTGATACTCCATGAAGTTACCGATCAGAGCGATGAGTTCCTGATCCCAGTTGGGGGCGCTCACGCTCTGCGTATCACCAGCGACGATAGGAGTGTCGTCCGCATACTCCTTGGGCATCGTAAAGAAAGTCTCTTCGGAGGTCTCGCCCGACTCAAACAACTCTTCGATGATTCCACTCTTGGTCTTGGCAGTACACCCCATTCGCTCGCCGTAGCGCTTGACTGCGCCTGCGGTCATGACCTCCAACTCATCACGAGTGAATCGGGTGTCGTCTTCTTCAACCTCTTCAGTTGGTGCAGGCTCTGGCTCTGGCATGTCATCTTCGATGATGATGGGGGCGAGGCCATTGCTGAGTTCCTTGACCTGCACACCGCTGTTGATGTGGTCGAAGACGTACTGGATGAGCGGTGGGGTGGCATCGTTCTCACCGTCATCCCACAGGAACAGAACCTCGTCAGCCTCTTTCAACATGGCGTCCAGCGGGTGCCGACTCTGGGTGACGATGCAGTTGTCGGCATCACGGAAGTGTCGGGTGACTTCCTGCTCGGGGCGGTGGTACAGACTGAACTGCACTTCATTGTCCAGCAAGTATCCGTATACGATTTCAATCGACTCCGGCATGGGGCGACCGAACCAGCCGATCAGGACGTTGTCGTCTGGCGACAGGATGTCCCTCAGAGACTCGGTGATGGCGTTCTCGCTTGCGGCTCCGGTGCCGACGATGGCATATGTGGTCATTGGCTCTCCTCTTGTACGGGAGAGTCACCCTACCGCCTCACTCACGGAGTCGTCAAGTAGGTGTCGATGGCGCTCTGACCGGGAATGGCGTCAGTCGCTACGACGGTGTAGTAGTCCTTGAGTGTAACCGGCAGAGAGTCAGCAAAGAAGTTGTTTAGTAGCGCACGGGTACGTTGGTACTCTTCTGTGTAGATGGAGATTGATTGGTATGAGTTACCGTTGTTCTCGCCTTCGGATGACCAGCGATAGTCACCAACTGTTCCACCACCCTCATCCACGATCCAACCGCCTCGTCGGCTACTTCCATCAAAGTATTCCCCAAGATGGTTACGCTCTGCCAGTAGGTACGACAGTTCGTAGGTGGTTACAGACCCTAGATCGATCAAGAACTCTAAGAAGCAGATAGTCCACTCATCAGAGGACAAGTTGTTGGACGCAATAATGCCTGCTGCTGGAGAGTCCCCTGCTCTGGTGAGTGAAGCAGACGTACCAACGATGTTGCCAGACTCATCAACTAGGCGTGCCCACTTTAGAGCGGATGTACCTACCGCGCTATGCACGGAAAAGTACACAGTGTCATAGTCGCGCACTGGGATAGGGCAATCAATGTGAAGCATCACATGGTCCACCCCTACAGATGCACCCGTTCCCTGCGCCGTATACACAGTACCGGCGTTGGTGTACGACCCGCTGTACGAGGAGTAATTAGTAGCAGAGAAGTCGTACCCTGAAACACCAAATGTGATGTCTCCGTTAGCGTCCTCATAGGCGACGATGTAGTCGCCTACACCTGCTGTGATGCCTTCGACAACCCCAGCGGAAGAAGCCGTCCAGTACATACCCGGAATGTATGCCTCCTCCAGCGTTGTCGGGTATGTGTTCGCGTCACCGGATACGTACGTCGAAGCGTCATAACTACCTGAGTTGAACTTCAGTAACTGGCTTTCAGACTCGTGCGCTGGTCGGTGGGTGACTGAGCAGTTAGTGATGTTGGCGTCTAGAGGGTCAGTGAAGTAGTTGACACGCTGTGAGTAGAACGTAACCTCACGATTAACGGTATCAATCTCAATTTCACTGTTCGACAGTGCCCGACCATACTCTTCAGCACCCTCCAGAGTACCTTTGCTACGGCGCAAGTTACCGATGTCGTCTAGAACCGACCGGATACGAGAAGCGTTAATAGTGGCGGATGAGGCACCAAAGCCGACGGTACGAGCGAGGGCGTCGATGGATTCGGTATTAGCAATAGCCGGGTCACGAGCCACCATGAGGTAGTCAATAAGAGTGCGTGTCGTATCCATTTCAAACCCGAATATGGATAGGAACTTGAACAGTGGACCAACCGTGTTACCGGGAGGTAGTGCCCCCAACTCCTGCGTTGCGTATGTCGACGTGGGGTCAACGTACTCACCTATAGCGATGTCTTGCTGACGGTAGTACTCGGGCACGCGGTTCCATAACAAACTCGTGGAACCGTGATTCTCTGGCATGAGAATCTCTACATAGGCGGCTGGTTCGTAGTAGTCGTCGCCAGCATTTGACTGGTAACGAACGAATAAGGTGTAGTAGGCCCACTGGCCCCCGACAAGCCCATTATGAGTATAAGTGAATTCTGTAGAACCCTCAGAAAGAACCGTACCGGAAGACAAGGTACCAGCGGGACCATACGGAGAATACACAAGAACAACCTGCGATGGTGCGGGTGAAGGACCTATGACCTCAAGTGGGGCGCCCCAGTCGATCTGAGCAACACCGTACGCAACTGGGTATGCCTCTAGGTAACTTTCTACGTACTCAACTGGGGGCAACTGGTAACCGTCGGAACGCAGTGAGGAATCCGTGTCTCGGTCTGCGGAGAGAGTCCATGTACCAGCCGACGCAGCGTTGCCCGCGCTAGCGGCAGCGTCGTACGTGTCAGTGTCAAACCTTACAAAAGAACCGTGGTCAACGGTACTGCGGCGAAGAGCAAAGGATACGCGAGCCATCAGGTGCTGGTGATGCCGCCAACGACGGTGACGTTCACCGTTCCTTTCTTAGGCAGTTCATAATCACCAACAGTGATAGTGGTTTCTACAGAGGTATCTCCGGCGTCATCCAAGGTAGTGATGTTGGCATAATCTACACCGCGTACACCCATGATTGCCCTATACACGCGCCCCAATGAAATTGTCTGACCAAACCTTACGTTGGAAAACTGGAAGATGGCATCCAACGCCGCTTCCACGTCACGCTTCACATAAAGGGCAACGTATGACGGGAGAACATTAACAGTCACAGCGACATCTATGGGGCGCCAATCGACTGTAGTAGCAGCAACAACGTCAATACCCAACATTGAACGTGGCTGAATAACACTGGATATGAGGCTCTGTATGGTTGATGAGACTGTCTGAGACGTGTCACCCGTAGTTAGAAAATCGTTAGAACGATCCTCCTGTGCGTACACAGTCACGCTCGCATTACCGGCAGAGGCTCCTCCAGCAGGGTTTGGAGTGTATTGAATAGCAGCCTTTTCCACGCCTTCAATACTTAGTGCGAGGTTACGGTAATCGTTTGATGTTACCGCTCTGTTCTGGGTGGAGATAAGAGAAGGAATAGTGGTACGCATAGAGCGAATGGATTCCTCGTCCCTACCTCCAGTGAAGGTAGACGATGAAGAGATAGTTACATTTGCAGGCGTCGACTCTCGGAAAGAAGTGACCGAGTTGGATGGCAAATTGCCTAGTGATCCGCTTGAGTATGCGTACGTCGCAGTGATGATTGAGTTAGCAGGGGGGACGAACCCCCGGCTGGCGGTACCGAACGAGACCTCAATGTAGCCGTTCGCAGTGGTGTTTAGGAGGTATACTCGCTCACCCGGTACGGCATCGGAAAGACGTAGAACTCGTCGGTATTCAGTGGGAGTAACACCGTCTTCATAGACAGTGATGACTACAGACTCTTTAACGACCCGTAGATTCGCCAAACGATACCGCTGTGCGTCAGTACCGGTGGATGAGTTTGTCAATGTTTCAGACGGTGAAGACACAATGACACCCTCAGCGACACTCACGACGGTACTGGTGTTAGGGCTAAGAGTTTCGTCCTCCAGCATATATACCTGATACGTAGTACCATCGTTTTGAGCAATGAAACGTGTGTACTGCGGAAGAGTTACGGAAGTAGAACCACTGTTATTCAGTGTCACGGTAGCGCGAGCACTGGTACGGCTAGCGGGGTCGTAATCGAATAGACGAGCATACGACAGCACCGACTCTCGCTGAGTAGCGGTAGGCAAGAATGATTCTCCTGCCGCCCGGTCGACGTAGTAATGAAGAACGTCACCCATCTGCGACCATAGGTCTACCAAAACCATACCGAAGTCGGAAGGATCACGGTCAGTCCACTCGGGGGCGATACGAGAAGCGCGAGCCAGAAGATCAGATTTGATCGTACTGTAGTCTCTACTGGAGTAGTCGAAAGATGCCATCAGAGAGGACTTTCTTCTGTAAGTTGGCTAGTAATAGTGAACGTCAGCGTTTGGGCTGGACTTAAGGGCAACGAGTAGTGGACAGTGATCTCCGCTGTGCTTTCATAGAAGTCATTTTGACGTATCGAAATATCATGAATCGTTACGCCTGACAACCTGTTTTGAAGTTCAATAATAGCATCTGTCTTAAAGTCAGATTCTACTAGTTCGTCAATCGGCTCAAAAAGAAGTGAATAGATACTCGCCCCATAGTTAGCGATACCCATGCGCTCTGGGGGACTAGTAGTTAGTACGTCTACTATCTTCTGTCGAACGATCTTGTCGTAGTTCCGTGTGGTTACGACGCGGCCACCAGAAAACCGAAAAGGAACAGAGATGCTTTTCACTCATACCCTCAGTTGAACATCTTTGCCCACGTCTTGGGGCCAACAATGCCGTCTGCCAGAAGGCCGTTCTTACGCTGCCACGCCTTGATACGACGTTCGCTAGCAGGCCCGATCCAACCGTCTTGCTTAGCGCCGATTACAGCCTGCACCATCTTGGCGTACTTACCGCGACTGCCACGGCGAATGTTCTCACCGGGGAACGGAACCGTGGCTTCGGGGGCCTTTTCAGCAGGACCTTTGGCCTCAGCCGTGTTGTGGTCACTGTTCTCGTAGTGACTCTGTGAACTAGGACCCCAAATACCATCGACATAGAGGTCATTATCGGCCTGCCACTTTTTGACAGCGGCCTCCGTCTTGGGACCGTAATCCCCATCGACTGTGGCGCCAACAATTTCCTGAACTTTCCTGACTTCAGCGCCCTTACTACCAACCTGAAGCCACGGCTTCTTGCCAGCAGGTGCTTTAGGAGTCTTCTTAACGGGGGCTGGCTTGACATCAGCCTTGCCGAGCGTCTTCTCAAAGAAGTCGATGTAGTACTGAGGATCATCAGCATGCTCATTGCTAATCTCAATATGTACCCAGTCACCACCGGGGGCACCCGAGAAAGCACGCTTGTCGTAAACATTCCAAGCGTCACGGTCGCACTTGTAACCACGCCCGTACGGCTGGGGGTAGTAGTCAAACACGGCTTCGATGCCCAGAGCATCGGCGTGCTCAACAACAAAGTCCATCATCTTGCAGGCATCATCGTAGTTACCAGTGCCACGATACGGAGCACCACGCCAACTAAGGTCTCCTGCACGCCCCGTCGCATGGACGGACATAGAGGACTTTCCCCGCTTGGCTCTTACGCTAAACGTGCCATTATTCCAGAGACCGAAGTGGGCTTCCAGTAGGTCAATAAGGGTCTCAAACCCTGCACGCTTACCGGTGGCAGTGTCGTCGTACCCAGTATACGGTCGCTTTGCCATTTATATCACTCCCCGAGATTAACAGCGCTAGCCGAAGAATCCCCGATGGGACCACGAGCAGCAGCGACGCTCTTCACAACCGAGAGGCCAGCAGCAACGGCAGCAGCCTTCAGTGAATCACCTAAAGCCACCGTCAAGATGTCGGCAGCGTTCGT